CGTATAACCTGAGGTTCATTAAGTAACACCTGTCCCACAGGCGCTGTTGAGGGCGCTGTGTAGGACGGGTATAAGGCGGCTATGTCTGACCACATTAGCCTTCTAGTGCTGCACGTTCTGCATCCATCGCTGCTTGTAGTACGTCAGGATCAACCCAACCTTCAACTGCTGTCCACACCATTCCGTCAAAGGTATAACGTCCACCCATCCAATCTGCTGGCGGTGTAACGCTGGTATGGATAGTAGCGTTGGTTGAGTTCAAGTCACCAATAACGAAGTGAGGGCATGTGATACTTTCAGTGGTAGCTACTAGATCATGTGCATCATCGAAGGTGTATGCAGATACGTTGTTGCTGTTGAATGTGATAGTTTTCATTTGTTAAATACCTTTTAGTAATAGAGAAGTTGCGGATATGGCTTTGCCAGCGATTACACTAGGTGTACCTGCTGTTGTTGCTAATGTTCCATCTGGTTGAACGTAATAGGTTGAGCCTATTGTTAGTCCTGTCTGGTTGGTTGAGATACTTCCTTGCAACATGATTGAGGCTGTTTGGGTATCTGTGTAGGCGGCTTGTGAGGTGCCTAAGAAGTTTGTTGCTGTTAGGTTAGGGGAAACACTTGTTACAGATATTTGGCCTACTACAGCTTCACCAGCACCAACATAGGTACTGGTATTGTAATTAACATATGCCATAACAAACTTTCCAGAGCCATTAGGGTCAAAGGCTACATGGGGCCTCATTGAGTACACTGTATTGATAACAACAGCGGTTCCAAAGCTAACAGAAGTTCCTGAGATAGTACCTACTATTACTTCCCCATAGTTTGAGTTATCACCATCATTATAAAATACAACAAACTTATCTTCTGTGCCCTGATCAAAGGCCACATGAAGTTCTGATGCATTGCCTGTACTAAATACAACTTCAGTTCCAAAGCTAACGGAGGTTCCTGAAACTGTACCTACTCTAGCCTTACCATTGTTCGTGTCAGCCGCATCCCTATAAGCTATAACAAACTTACCTGCTGTATTAGGGGTGAAGTCTATAGACATTATGGAACCCGTGCCCGTACTAAATACAACAGGGGTTCCAAAACTAGCGGAGGTTCCTGACATTGTGCCTACTATAGCTGTACCATTATCAGCGTTGCTTCTATCCATATAAATAACTACAAACTTACCTGCTGTGTTAGGGTCAAAAGATACAAACATCGTATAGGCTTCTCCTGCATTAAACACAGCAGTGGTTCCAAAGCTTAGACTATTCCCTGAACGTGTACCAACTATTGCTTTACCCGAGTATGGGCTACTACCCATCTTATAAGTAATAACAAACTTACCTGTTGTATTGGGATCAAAGTCTATATTGGGGATAGAAATACTGGATGAGGCGAAGGTATATTCACTGCCAAAACTAATAGTAGTTCCTGAGACAGTACCTACTATTGCATTTCCATAGTTTGAGTTTCCATAATCTCTATAAACAGCAACAAACTTACCAGCTTCATTAGGATCGAAAGCCATTGTCACGTTATATGACCATTCTGAGTTAAAGATAACAGGGGTTCCAAAGGTTATGGAGGTTCCAGAGACTACCCCCACTATAGCGGTGCCCTTATCTGAGTTTCCAGCATCCTTGTAAGCCATGACAAACGTACCTGCTGTATTAGGGTCGAAGGCTATACCCATGTCTATAGGGTTGGTTCCCGAAGGCATTGCAACTACTGTGCCTGCTGGGATACTTTCAGGTACAGTGTTAGAGGCTAGCTCAACAACCTCAACAGTACCATCAGCTTTCAATACCACAGGCTTACCATTAGGCAATGTACCTGATGCAACAAAGTCTGCTGTACCTGTAATAATAGGTTTATCACTTAGGAATAGAGAAGTTGCAGATAAGGCTTTACCAGCTTCCACACTTGGAGTGCCTGCCGTGGTAGCAAGTGTACCATCTGGCTGGACATAGTAAGTAGAGCCTATTGTTAAGCCAGTTTGATTGGTTGATACACCACCTTGGAGCATAATGGTTGCTGTTTGATCTTTATTGTATGATGCCGTTGAGGTTCCTAAGAAGTTGGTTGCTGTTAGGTTAGTAGGAACCGCAGCAGCCTCAAATTGTCCCACGACAGCCCAAGCGCCACCACCATCGGAATAAGCAATTAGGAATTTACCATTATTACTAGAGTCATAGGCTAATGACAAACCATATGTCGTTGCTGAATTAAATACCCTTTTAGTGTCAAAAGTAATACTTGTGCCAGATACTGATCCTAATGATAATGTCCCATAACCGGAGTTACTGATATCTTTGTAAACAACAGCAAACGTTCCAGGGGTATTGGGATCAAATGCAAGAGAGGAATATGACTGATCAATTTCCCCTGAATTGAATACATACTTAGCTCCAAAAGTAATACTTGTGCCAGACCATTCCCCAGCCACCGCTGTACCATAGTTTAAGTTTCCAGAGTCTCTATAGGTTATAACAAACTTACCTAAATTGTTTGAATCTACTGCTAGAGAGATAGCCGTACAATCACTAGAGTTAAATTCTACAAGGGTACCGTAGCTAATACTTGTGCCAGATATTGTACCTACTCTAGCCTTACCTTTATTGCCGTCTTCGAATACAATAATAAACTTATCTACAGCATTAGGATCAAATGCTATGTTGGTATCAGAAACAGCACTCGTGTCAAACACATATTCAGTTCCAAAGCTGACACTTGTGCCTGACACTGTGCCTATTATAACCTTACCTCCATTACTTCGGTAACTAACCAAAAACTTACCTGCTGTATTTGGATCGAAGGCTATACTTACCCCGTAAATGATATCAGATCCACACTGCACTGAAGTTCCAAAGCTGATACTTGTGCCGGACACTGTACCTACTATAGCAGAGTGACGATAGCTAATAAGGTAGTCCTTATGAATTATAACAAACTTGCCCGGAGTACTAGGGTCAAATGCCATTGTAAGGTAGCTATTCCCTCCATAGAATGTGGGGTGAAATTCAGCTGGAGTCCCAAAGGTAATAGAAGTACCTGAAACTGTACCTACTACTACGTACCCTTTGTTGCTGTAGGGATATGCAATAATAAACTTATTAGGGTCATAGGGGTCTATTACAACATCAGCGAATTCGTAAAGCCCTGTTCGGAAGCTAACTGGACTGCCCGCAGGTATACTCTCAGCTGAGTATGCAGGAGCTCTAACAACCTCAACGGTACCATCTGACTTCAATACTACAGGAGCTCCGTTAGGTAATGTACCTGAAGCCTCAAAGCCTGCCAATCCTGCGGCTGAGATTGGCAGGTCAGTTAAGTTAGCACCGCTTAGAGCTGGTAATGTGGCTGGGAATCTAGCGTCTGCTAATGTACCTGATGATAGGTCACTGGCAGAGGTAGAGTTGGTTACTTTAGCTGTGTTGGCAGTTATAGCACTAGCTTGATCACTTGTGATACCTGTCTTGGCTGTGTTCAAAGCTACTGCTGGATCTGCTGTATCACTTAAGAATAGAGAAGTTGCAGATAAGGCTTTGCCTGCTTCTACACTAGGTGATCCTGCTGTTGTTGATAGTGTGCCACCTGTTTGAACGTAGTAAGTCGATCCTACGGTTAATCCTGTTTGGTTAGCTGATACACCACCCTGTAGCATGATGGTTGCTGTTTGAGCGTTAGTATATGCATCCGTTGATGTGCCCAAGAAGTTGGTTGCTGTTAGGTTAGGTAAAAGAGCTGTTGATGAAATTTGGCCTAATACAGCAGTACCATGATCTGAGTCATCAGTATCTTTATAAACAGCAACGAACTTACCTGCGTTGTTGGGGTCAAAGGACATTTTGGTGTTCGTGGAGGCAGCAGCGGCAAATACAGTAGGAGTTCCAAAGGATACTGAATTTCCTGAAATTGCACCCGATACCACTGTACCATAGCTTGAGTTACTTTGATCCCGATAAGCTATAGCAAACTTATTTCCCGAAATTGTATCAAGAGATAGTGATGGAAATGCATGTGTGCTTGTGGTGTATATAGCGGTAGAACCATAGGTCAATGAAGTACCTGACACTGTACCTATGAGTGCATAACCGGTATAATAATCATAAGTTATTAAGAACTTATCTACTGTGTTGGGCACAAAAGCTATTTGGTTGTATGAAGACTGACCTGAATTGAATACATACTTAGCTCCAAAAGTAATACTTGTGCCAGACACAGTGCCTATCTGAGCAGTTCCGTGATGTGAGTTACTTTTATCCCTGTAAGCTATCAGGAATTTATCCGCTGTATTGGGGTAGTAGGCTATATCTATGCTCATAGCAGATGTGCTAAATGTAGCGACAGCGCCATAGGTAATTGAAGTGCCTGTGACAGTACCTAGTCTAATCTCACCAGCATCCCCATTAGTTTCATCCTGATAAGCCACAACAAATCTGCCAGCTGTATTAGGGTCGAAGGTTACTATGACATCCCTTACGGAGTTTGTATCAAATGTAGCCGAACTACCAGCGGTTATGGTTGTACCTGAAACAGTACCTGCCAGTGCTGCTCCAGGACCCCCAGCAACATTAGATCTAAAAGCAACTACAAATTTACCAGATGAACTGGGATCAAAGGCTATTGAGTTGTAGTGGGAGTGTACAGAGCCTATTGGGGTTGGGGTTCCGAAGGTTATATTGGTTCCTGAAATCGTGCCTATAACTATTTGAGTTGCAGAGTTTTTACCATAAGCAACAAGAAATTTGTTTGCGTTGTATGGATCAAAGGCTATCGCTGGGTAGTCAACCTGAGCTGATAAAAAGTCAACTTCATTTTCAACAGTGGTGTTTTCATCCACAGGTGTTTCAACCAGACCCACCACCTCAACAGTACCATCTGACTTCAATACTACGGGAGCACCGTTAGGTAGTGTTCCACTAGCAACAAAGTCTGCTGTTCCTGACGCCACTGCTGCTGGTATCGGTAGGTTAGTTAGGTTAGCACCACTAATAGCTGGTAAGGTAGCTGGAAATCTTCCGTCTGGTAATGTGCCAGAGGTTAGGTCTGAGGCAGAAGTAGAGCCTGCTGTGGCCCAAGTATTATCACCACGTAGGAACGTAGTAGAACCCGCTGTACCTGTGGCAGATAACATAGGAATATCTACAGCGTCAGTAGCAATAGTAAGCACAGTGCTACCTGTTACATCTCCAGTATGTGTAGCGTTGGTTACTTTAGCAGTGTTAGCTGTAATAGCTGATGCTTGACCTGAAGTAATTCCTGTCTTAGCAGTGTTAGCTGAGATTGCGGAGGCTTGTGCCCCAGTAACACTTGTAGCAGCAATACCTAAATCTTCAATATCAGCCTTAGTTCGTGGGATGGTAAATCCACCTGCGGTGGTTCCATCATGTACTACTAAAGTGTCCTTATCCGTATCGACAGTTACCTCACGTACTGCACCTGTGAAAGATGAATGTTCGGAAGTCGTGCCGCCACGTAGTTGTAGTTTTTTACTCATTATGATAGACCTCCAAAGTCTAGTTGTAGGTTAGCACCAGATATGGTACCTACGTTTAGTATGTTGTTGTTTTGTGCATCTAAAGAAGCTGCTAGTTGCGGTGTTGCATCATCAGCAATAGATAATAGCCCTGATACAATCCCACTAAAAGTAGAGCCTGTGTAATATTTCAATACGTTAGTATTAGTGTCCATCCATAAATCACCTACACTAGGGGAACTTGGTTGGGTTGTGGATATTGTGTATTCTTCCGCATAACGATTAACGTCTGATATTACAGATGCTACTGTGTTGATGTTTGGAAGAGAGCCAACAGTTAAGTCAATATTAGTTATTGCACCAACTACTGTATTGACATTAGGGACTGCTGCAGCCACTGTGTTGATATTGGTGATTGCCTCACCTACAATGTCAATTGAATTACCAGATCCTGTGGTAACTGCTTCTGTGATTGAGCCTAAGTCTTCTGTGTAAACAAGCTCACCACCAACAATATTGATAAGTGCTTGATCTGCTGCACTTGGGGCCATAGATGCCCAAGCGGATCCGTTATATGCCTTCATTGTACTAGCTGAAGTACTCCAGTAGATTGCACCGGTAATCAAGGTGCCACCATCATTATCTACAGTTGGGTCGGAACTCTTAGGTCCAAGAAAGCGATCATCGAACTGGTTATAACTAGCGGCAGCATTTGCCTCAGATGTCGCTGCGTTACTTGCATAGGTTGCTGCGTTGGTTGCACTACCAGAACTTGCTGCTGCACTGGATGAACTTGCCACTGCAGAGTTAGCTGCGTTAACTTCAGATGTGGCTGCATCATCTTCAGAGCTCTGTGCACCTGCGGCACTCGTTGCTGCACCTGAGGCACTGGCTGTGGCACTGATGGCACTTGCAGTGGCTGAAGCTTGACTTGCAGTAGCTGACACTTGTGCTGCTGCTGCGCTAACTGCCGCAGACCCCGCATGAGTCTCTGCCAGCTCTGAGGCAGTCTCTGCGGTCTCTGCATTTAATTCAGCTAACTCCGCTGCTGTCTCTGCAACCTGAGCTGCTGTTGCACTTAAGGCTGCTGCAGATGCACTAGCCGCTGCATTGTTCGCCTGAGTAGTAACCGTAGCCTCTGATGAAGCGGCTGCTGTTGCTGAGTTACTTGCGTTAGCTTCGCTTGTTGAAGCAGCATTCTTACTTGAAAGGGCGTTAGCATCTGATGATGCTGCTGATGTTGCTGAGGTTTGTGCATTGGTCTCACTTGTTCCTGCGTTAGTTTCTGATGTGGTTGCAGCGTTCTTACTGTCTAAAGCACTTACTGCAGAAGCTGCAGCAGCTATTTGAGATGCCGTGGCAAGGTTAGCTGAACTTAGTGCTGTGGATAGTTCTTCTGGGGACTCTGAGGTGAATGAGCCACCTTCTGCTGGCTGAGCTACGAGTGAACCACCTTCTGTTGTGAAATTAATTGCCATTCGGTAAACTCCTTATAATAGTTCAGACACTTCGTAAGTTACCCTGTTGGAGGCACCTAAGACTCTACGTCTTTTCTCTTCTCTGTTTAATTCTTCGATACCCATCATTTGCTTCTGTAGGTACTTTGCAGATAATTCAACATCACCTGTATACTCATGTGCATAATACAGTGCACCCCAAAGGAGTACTCTTTCATTATCATCTCTGAGCCAGTTGTACACCTCTTTACCTAAGTAGTAGTTACCGGATGCTGCTGGAAACTCAACCGCACCTTCATCACCGAAGAATGCATCTGTCACATTACCTGCAGTTATACTTACCTGATTGACAACATAAACTGCGTTCAAATCAAATAGTCTACGGTAGTAGTGCATCTCATAGACGTCACCAATAGCAGCTGCGGGATAGAATTGTAGTTGATTACCCTTACGTGTGAATGAGCCGGTACCCTTTGTGGTGTATCGATCATTGAAGGATCTCATATCTAGTTTATTATCGAATACTGTGGTATTACCTGAAGAGTCTGTGACGCTGAACATTGTAAGCTCAGTCAGGTCTGGTGGTATCTGTATTTCCGTATCACCAGCAGTTGTTGCTGCGGGGTATTTATATGTGTGCTCCAAAGGAGGGATACGAAGCTCTCTGTAGCAAAGGTCGGCAGAGTAATCAAGGAAATCAGAAACAAGTGAATCACTCAGGATTGAGCTATCTCTATTTGCCCAATCACGAACCTTCGAGACCAGCGCATTATACTTTGGAGTTGACATACATTATATCCTCTATTGTCTCCGAGTCTGACCATGCGTAAGCAGATCTGGGTACTCTGAGATTATAATCTTTTTAAGTTTAGCGACTAACTGCTTATCACCCATAAAGTCTTGGGCATTAATGTCAATCTTGTACTTAGTTAATATATCAATTGCAACGATATCTGGTATCACTGCAAATGATCGGTAGTGACTCGCTGCACCAGATGCATCGTAGATGTCTCTTGATTCCTTTGCGTAGTCACGGTATGCGTTAACGTCCTGCGATAAGATAAAGT